AATCTGAAGTAATTTCTGTTTCACCACCATCTATTGACAGAACAATTTTATGTGTTTTATATTTTTCTAAATTATTTAATAACTTATAACGAAATTTTAATTCATTACCATATATCGCAATATCAGGTTGTGGATATAAAATTTCTACTTGTACCATTTTTAACTCGTCGTGTTGTTTGAACTATTTCTGTTTGCGTATGATGCGTTAGTCAATGAGTTTTTAAATACTTGAGTCATAGTAACTGTACTATTTCTAGTCACACTACTATCAAAAGTTAAAATAGTATCAAAATCTGTAAAGATATCTGTATCACTTGGTGTTCCAGTGAAGTAAATATAATTTTGATTATTGATATATGATGCTAGAGTAAAATCTTTAATGATTACTACTCCAGTTTCATAATTAACTGTTCCTGCATTACTATTGAGGTATATTCTATTATTATTTGTGTCTAAAGTATAAATTCTCATCTTTCCATCACCATCATCATCAAAATAGCATACTTTAGTTACTAATTGTGAGTTCTCTAGAACCAACATATTGAAATAAGAACTTTCAACAACAGGTACATCATAACAAGATCTTGGGTGATAAAGTTTATTGCCAAAATCTATAGTGAATGTTCCTTTAATGTTTATTTCTGGATATATTCTTTTTTCCATTGTAGCAGCAACAGATGCAGCAACAATACTTGGATGATACTTTAATACAGTTGGTAGTAAATCTGATACATAGAAATCGTCATCAAATCCTTTAAAATTATCTACTGCATATTGTCTCAAACTTGTATTAACAATTTCTCTTATTTTTACTTCTGAATCTCTTGTGAGAGTTGGATCATATTTGATGTTTGCAATGAGATTTACATAAAGAATATCTGGATCTAGTATCTCAAGTGATATTCCTAGAACTGATTTACTTCTGACAATAGAATCAACAATTTGTTGTTTTTCTGTTGTAGTTAATCTTGAACTGTTTATTGGTTTAATTGATGCAAACACTTTTCCGTATTGTGGTGGATTATTTTGCTCACCACCCCAACAGCGAATAGATTCTACATTATTGAAATTTTTTAGAATTAAACTTTCGTAATCCGTAGCAGTAACTGCTCTTTCTTGATTTGAATAATTTTTAAGAGCATTTACTCTTATATTCTCAATATCTTCTCTATCTGCACCACCAGAAGATGCTTCAACTGTTTCAATCTCGTAACCAGATAAACTGAACGAACTAAAAGAAGTTGAATCATTTATTCCGATGTTATTTGCAGTAGCACCAGCAGATACTAAAAATTCAAAGATTACTAAATTACCTTTTTCCAATTTCTTACCAAAAGTGCCATCACCAAATACTACTTCATAATTTCCAGTTGGTGATTCTTGAACAAAGAATACTTTAGATTCTGAATTAGTTAGGGTTATATCATTAGACATTACCCATTCATTTTCTATTCCTTCTTGATTTGTGATAGATGTTGTAACGAATGCTCTAATTGAAGATAAATCTATACCTTCATATGGTAATAATATTCTAGTATTTGAATCTGATATTATTGCAGAATATGTCGTGTAAACACCTTGAATAATTGGAATATCTGTTATACCATAACGAGTTACATTACCTGCGTCATCGAATTCGATTGGATCAAACGAGTATGAAGCAGTTGTAACGAATGTATAGGTATTGTTATTAGTATCGGTTGCTGTTATTTGGGTGTTTCGGTTGATTACATCATCCGTATAATTGCTAGCATCTATTTTTATGTTTATGGTAGCTGTTGCCGCTTTTGTAGATTTTGGTGTATATCCCAAATTTTTTGCTAAAGAGACAACCGATGATCTTTTGCTTGCACTGTCAATGAAAGTTTCATTGACTACCATGTTATTATAGAAGGCATTATAGTATGTGTTATATGCTAGAAGATCCATCAAAACATTGAATGCAGAACCTTCAAAAGAATAACCACTAAATTCAGATTGCTTATTAAGGAAATCAATCAAGTTTGATTTGATTGATACGAAGTCTAAATTGGAAATATCGCCTCTTTTTTGTTCCATTTTATCTTGTTCTTTCTAGTGAAAAACTTAGTGTTTCTTCTTTGTTTCCTGTGTAATAATATTCTATTGTAATATCTATAGAATTTTGATCAGGTATTCCAGATACTAAAACACTTTTTAGGGTTATTCTGGGTTCATATTTTATTAAAATTCTTCTGATGTTTTCCTCTAATACTTTATCACCATTTAACAAATAATTTTCAAATAAAAATCCTCTAATATTTGCATTTAAATCCGAATTAAATGGTTTTTCATATAATCCTAGAAGTAACAGTGTTCTTAAGGATTGTTTTACAGCATCCGAATTGTTTTTTCGGTTTAAATCACCTGTTAGTGGGTTAACATTAAAATTTAAATCTATGTCTTTGCTGGTCATTTTAATTATGTATATTTGTTTTTTAATTTACAAATACATTATTAGAACCACTTATTGGATGACCACATGTGGCAGGATCGCCTTGTCTGACCACATTAATATTATTTGCAAAAACATTAGATGATGCTGCTGCTAAACTTGCTACACAGTGTTCTTGACATCCACACCCCGGTCCACAACAGCAAGGGGGGTGTGGTGTGACTCTATCTCCTCTTTGGGCAATCATTGTATTATTTACAAATACATTACTAGAACCCAAAGCGACTCCACCACCAACAGTATCTACAAATTTTCTTGCTGCTCCCCTCATCAGATTGATACTCCTACCGCCACATCATCCACACAAAGAGCAAGGGATATACCACAGTTCTTTGGTCTTCCACCAAGTCCATCAAAGATACTTGCGATTGCATCTATTACACTACCGATACCGTCTATAATGCCACCTATAAATTTACCAGCAGCATCAAATACTTGTCCAATTATATCGGTTATTGTTCCTATGACATCTGCTATTGCTTTTGCTAGAGAATCGATTACAGACCCTATAGCGTCGATTACAGAACCAATGGCATCCATTACTGCTCCTATTGCATCCGATATAACTTTACCGACTGCATCCAAAACTCCACCAATTGCATCAATTATACCACAAGCAATATCTGTTATAGTTCCAAAAATGTCACCAACAAATCCTGCTATTCCACCAATACCGCTTTTTATATTTGATAAGAAATCTCCATCACCAGAATATTTGTTTAGAGCATCTGCTGATCCGGGAACTACACCTCCAGCAACATCCTTCACGCTATCTACTGTTCCACCCATAGAGTTAGCAACACCGTCTACCGACCCAGTAACACCAGAAACATTATTTGTTAATGTTGCTGTGGAACTTGCTATATTTGTTAACTTTCCGGGATCATTTCCTGCGACTGCTAATTCTTGTTTAAGACCACCTAGTTCACCAGAAGCACCTGATAATTGTGTTTTTGCAGCATCTAAAGTTTCTAATTGTTTAGATAAATTATTAACTGCACCTGTCAACGCGGATGCTGGTGTTTTACCATTTACTGTCTTAGACCAACTACCAATTGCTCCTGGGGTGTAAACAAATGATTTATCAGGTAACGAAGCAGAACCTGCAGTTGCTGCTCGATTTGCGGTTGCTGCTCTTGGTGCAGATGGACCATTTAAGTGAATAACACTACCAGTTTGTAATAGTGCTCCAGAAGCATTTATTCCCATCAATGCACCAGAAGAAATACGCATAGAAGCACCACTCAAAATATCAACAGAAGAACTTCCATTTAGTTTCATTGGTCCTTGACTTAGTACTTCCATGCTTGAAGTTGAATATATTTTTGCAGTAGTTGCAGCAAAAACATCAATACTGGAATCTGATGTTATTTTTGTTGCACCAGTAAATGAACCATCGAAAGTTCCGCTACTTGAAATTGCAATATTTCCATCAGTGAATATATCCAAGTCTCCCTGTGCTACTTTAATTTTAGTTGGTCCAGAAACTGATAATTCTTCGTATTGATCTATAAAAGTTCTTCTACCTTGTTCAACCTTTAAATGTGATTCTCCATGAATTAATTGATGATGATTTGCACCAACTTCAATACGCATATCACCTTTTTCTACAAAAGTTTCAGAATAACCCTTGGTTATCCATTTATTGTCAAAGTCACCATCAACTCTTATGTCTCTGTTTCCACCTATTTCATTAACTACATCTTTACCAACAACAGTATGCATTTTTCCAGTTACTTCTAGATTATAATCACCATTAATAAAATGATTATAATTGCCCTTTTCTTGACGGATATTGACATCGCCTTGATTCATTAGAAGATTGACATCACCCTCTTCTAACTTTAAATTGCAATTACCTTTCTTTATTAGAAGATTGACATTTGCATTTCTGCCAACCTCAATATCAAAATTTACATTCTTTGCTGGAGTGCTTTCTGTGTCATCATGATTGACGACAATTT